TCGGTGGCGACGACACCTAAGGGGTCTGAATGGCTATCGGCAACACCGCCAACCAGGGCGTTCCGTACCCCCTGTCGAGCGAGTACGTCAAGGACGTAAACGACCACATCCGCAACCTCGCGCTCTTCGTAGAGAAGCAACTGGTCATGAAGTTCGCTGACATGACCGCGCTGGGTACCAAGGTGCCTGCCCCTACGGCTGGTATGGCTGCGTGGATCACTGCGGACAAGACGCTGATGGTTTACGACGGCACGGCCTGGAAGCGGGTCTACCCCACCTCACCGATGATGTACTCGGGCAACACTGCGCCAGCCAGCACGCTGGGGCAGGTCGGTGACTTCTACGTGCAGTACTGATGGGGTGTCATGGCTGCCCTATGGACTAAGAACCCTGATGGGGTCTGGGTACCTGCCCAGATCTACCCGCATGATGCCAATGGCTGGAAGCGGGCTCTCAAGATCTACGAGAAGACTGGCGCTGCTGCCTGGACTCAGCGCTGGGGTAGTGACACCACCGCTCCTGCTGCTCCCACGATCACCTACACAGCTAACGCGACTGCAAAGACGTACCAGCTAAGCATCAAGATGCCCAATGATGCTGATGTCCAGCGCATGATTATCAAGTACTCCAACACGGGCTACCCCAAGGTGCCCAGTTCTGCTTATGAGCCTGGGGCTACCTACTACACGGCAGTGGACACCGATGGCTACAAGTGGTCTGAGCGTCCTGTCACTCCGGGGATCACTGTCACTCGCAACTCCAGCAACAACACTGGGGGTCAGCAGATCTACTTCTCCTGCTGGGTGCAGGACACCTCGGGCAACTGGAGCTCTCCTGGCACGCTGAGCTTCAAGTTCCCCACTGTGACCATCCAAGCTCCGACCACCATGAACAAGAGCATCACGCTCAACTGCACCGACTCGGCTACCTGGATGGCTGCAGACAACTACTGGCGCACTGACAACAACTACGTGATGGCTGGTGGCACCTCACGAGTGGGCCTGTGGTTCTTCAACGGACGCATCACCAGCGCTCTGCTCAATGCCAACAAGATCACCAAGATGACCATCCGCATCCAGCGCGTCAACAGTGAACACGGCACTGCCGGTGAAGCCAACGTGCGGCTAGCTCCGCACATGCTCAACACCCAGGGCGGTTCACCTGAGGGAAAGTACTCCAACGGCACGCTGGTGGGCACTCTCGCTCGTGGTGAGGTAGGCACCTTCAACGTGCCAAGTGCCTGGTGGCCCAACTTCGTCTCTGGTACCTACAAGGGCCTAGGGCTCAACCTGGGCGACTCGTCCAGCTTCACATCTCCCGAGTACATCCACGCCTATGGTGCGGGTACCACCTCGGGTCAAGTCCACATCGAGTGGCAACAGTAAGGAAGGAGGGAAACATGGGTCTCCTCGCAGTCCTCGGCCTCATCCTCGTCGTCGTCGGCGTACTGGGTCTGCTCAAGGTGCTGGCTCTCGGGCTCGCACTCGCGGTCATTCTGATCGTGGCTGGCCTGCTCTGCCTGTTCTTCGGACGCGGCGCGTATATTCGCTAGTTAATCTGGGTGCATGGCAGTTAGCACCAAAACTCATGGGCGCTATGCGCTCACCCGACCACCCCACAACGATGACGAGCTGTATGAAGTCGTCAAATCGCTGTGGGGTGTCGTCATTCCTAGGGACAAGCACTGTCCCCACCACCAAGCCCCATTCGAGGCGTTCTCCACAGCCTTCTTCGCACGTGCCCCACAGATCCTGGTGCTGGGCTCACGTGGTCTGAGTGGCAAGAGCCAGATGATGTCCTGTCTGGGGATCACCCAGGCGGTGATCTGGGGGACAGACAACAACATCGTCGGTGGCTCAGAGAACCAGTCCAAGAACGTGCTGGAGCACATGGACCGGATGTGGGAGTCCCCAGGTGCCCCGCGCTACATGGTCACCCACAGTGGCCGGGAAGAGATGCGCCTGACCAACGGTGCCAAGGTCAGGCCGCTAACTGCCTCTCAGCGCTCTGTCCGTGGTCCTCACCCAGCTCGACTGCTGCTCGATGAGATCGATGAGATGGACCAAGAGATCCTGGAGTCTGCCAAGGGTCAGCCAATGCCCCAGAAGAACCACGTGGGCATCGTCATCCCACAGCAGACCACCATGGTGTCCACCCTGCAGTACGCAGACGGCACGATGATGAAGGAGATGAACCGCTTCAAGGAGGAGGGGCTACCCACCTTCGAGTGGTGCTACAAGGACACGATGCTGGCCAAGGATGGCTGGCTCTCTGAAGAGTTCGTGGAGCAGAAGAAGCGAGAGGTCTCCCGCGAGCGCTGGCGTGTGGAGTACGAACTGGGTGAGCCCTCCATCGGCAACCGAGCCATCGACTCTGAGGCAGTCGAACAGATGTTCTCCCTCAAGCTGGAGCCCGAGTACATCAAGAAGCAGACTCGTGACTACGAGCACGTGGTCTACAAGGAGCCCAACGGCTACCGGGACTACGTCATCGCGGCTGACTGGGCTCAGGCAGTGGACTGGACGGTCATCACGGTCTGGGATGTCACAGACGCTCCCATCGAGCTGGTGGCCTACAAGCGCATGCAGCGTCGCCCCTACCCCTTCATGGTGGGCGAGTTCAACACGATGATGCAGGCGTACAACGCTCAGGGCATCCACGACGCCACTGGGGTCGGCAACATGGTCAAGGACTACCTGGATGGCACTGTCCGTAACTTCGTGATGGCGGGACGAGAGCGTGACCACATGCTCACTGACTTCATCAGTGCTGTGGAGCGGGGAGCGATGAAGAGCCCTCGCATCGGCTCCTTCTACCGTGAGGTGCTCTTCGCCTCGGTGGAGGACGTGTTCCACAAGGGCAAGGAGTTCCACCTGCCTGACAGCTTCTGTAGCGCTGCACTGGCCTGGAAGATGGTCAGCTACCGCTTCCCTGCGGTGTCCCCGTACGGCTCACCCAAGGGCGATGGCAACTGGATGGCTCGCCAGATCGAGCAGGGTCAGGACCACCTCAACGTCAACAGCGGCTGGCACATCGACGGCGAGGTGAGGAGCACCGCAGACGTACAGGAGATCACTTTTACCTAATCTTCCCTTGTCATCCCTCCTCAGGGCATGTAGTGTCCCAAACATGAGGGATGACCTGAAGCACCAGGAGCAGGTCATGCCAGACAACAAGCACATGCAGGTGTCGAAGTCTCTCGTAGATGACACCGTGTTCCTCACCATAGACGGCGTACAACACGAGCTAAGCCCGTGGATGGCCAAAGAGCTGGGGGAGGCTCTGTACAAAACTGGAGCTAACCAAGCAGACAAGGCCATGCAGTGAACGCCGCAGTGGGGTCTGAGGACAGGCCCAGCACAGACGCCCCGCGACGTTTCAAGCTGGAGCGCACTTCAGACCCCACTGGCGTCTCAGGAACAGGCACCGTCGCTTACGGTGTGCAGTTCCCAGACGGGGTGACCGTTATCAGGTGGCGAGGAGAGACTGCCAGCACTGTGGTCTGGGAAAACATCTGGGATGCCCTCGCAGTACATGGCCATGGCGGGGCCACAACCGTCAACTGGATCGACTAGTAGAAGGAGAAACCGGGTGGATCGTGACGACGGGCTGGCAATCGCAGCCTTCATCATGCTGTTCGTACTCGCAATCGGAGCGGTGTTCTGGTACCACGGGCGCGTCGAGGACAACTGCAAAGCCAAGGGTGGCTACGTCAAGTGGTTCCGCGACAAGAACGACAACTACCTGTGCCTGAGCCCTGACGGGAGGATTCTCGGATGAACGAGTGCCAGCACACAGTCATCACACGCAGAGAAGAGACCAAGCCAGCATGGCGCTGTGACACCTGCGATGAGCACTTCGTACCGGCAGAGACTCTGGTCACCCTGACTCAGGGGCTCGCCAAGATCTGGCATGGCACCGATGAGGAGGACGACTGGTGAGGATCTACATCGCGGGGCCAATGACCGGATACAAGGACTTCAACTACCCAGCCTTCGAGGCAGCAGCCAAGGAGCTAGAAGCGGCGGGACACATACCGCTGAATCCTGCCTCGGTAGACAACGGGGGAGAGGCACACTCCTGGGAGTGGTACATGAAGCGGACCA